TTCCCCCGAAGAAGTCGAAGACCGGCTGGGTTATAGCGCTCATCCATGTTGACGGATTGATTGGTGAATCCTTCGGCAGAAGCAGAGACGACGCCAGAAGACCGCCACCGATGAGCGGGCCATAGGCCCCCATCTCCATTGCTGGGGCTGCGTCGGCCATCGTTGCTACCTGTGCCCCCTCTGTTGCTGCGGGGACCGCCCCGCCCATTTCGGCCATGCTGGGGCCAAACATCTCGGCACCAGACATGCCTATTTCAGGCCCCATCATGCCAATCTCAGCCCCGCCGTATCCCATCGGGGCGGCGAGCGGCTCCATCGCAATTGGGCCAGAACCGCCGAACACCCCGCCAGGGCCTAGGGGCTCCATAGTTACCGCCCCAGGCTGTGCAATCGCGCCTTCGGCATTGGGAGAAACAGCGCCCCCGAGGTAACGCCCGTTTGACCCAGCGAACCCGAGGTTTTCACCGACCGGAGCGACAGCGCCACCCCCGCCGACAGACGAAGACGACGCAGCCCCTGATGCGGCAGACGGGCCGGAACCGCCGAGAGCCTTCTTCATCGCCATCATCTGCATCATTTGCCCAACGCCGCCTCCCCCGCCGCCCTGCTGCCCGCCGCCCTCGGTAGTAGACTGAGACGACAGCCCGCCAACCGGACGCGCAGCCTGCGGCGCGCCCTGCGGCATGGCGAACTGCGGCGCGGTGTTGGGGAGAGGAAGAACTCGGCGGATCGTCGGATAGGCCATGAATCACCCAATAATCAGAACGCGGAAAGTCCGGTCAGTCTGCGCATTGTTCACATGGGTGATTGTCGCGCTGCCGTTGGTTCTGTTGGCAGCCAAGACATACATTGTCCCTGCTGCCAATTCCGTTGCTGCATGAGCCGAAGTAGGGTCAAACAGCAATATGGAGGTGCTGGCCATACGCGCATCCGTGATTGTAGTTGAAGCCGCGTTTGCGGTCAATGTTACGTCAATGCTTGCGTTGATCTTGCCGCGATTGATGCGCTCAACAATGCTGTTCGTTTGCTCTAGCGGCGTGGCGCGGGATGGGCTTGGGAAGGTCATTTACCAAACCTCACGATCTGCTGATTCTCAGGCACATCATAATCAAGCCACGGTGGGCGAGCCGCCCGTTGCTCTGGCGTCAGGTTCATGCGTGCTTGAACTGCGCGGGCTTCAGCCTCGCCTGCGAGCGACCTGTACATTTTTTGGGCGTCATGAGGCGCGGTGTTCTTGTCTAGACCATATGCAGCGACCAACTTTTTAAGGTCATTAAATGATGTGCTGTCAGGGTATTTGTCACTGTGAAGAATGTCTGGCTGGCTTGCTAGATCACGCGCCTCTCTTGATGGTAGCCAATCCATAGCCCCCATTTTCTGATAGTCTTGAACTGCTGCGTTTTCCAAGGCGACTATATCCGCTCCTGGCATTTTCTCTTTTTTTCGAAGAAGCTCGTTCCGCCAGCTTAGTGCGTCCCTAGCAAGTATTGCATCGGCCTGCTGCGTAAATTCTTCCGGCATTCCGCCAACGCCGAACCCCTCTGTACGCTGTACCCCATGCTGCAATTCATGCAACAGCGTAGAACTTGCCTTTCGGCTTCTAACTGGCGTGAAGTCACCATCTGGAATAGGGCTGACTCCTATGACATTTTGACCTTTGTCGTAATGACCACCATTATTAAAATCTTGAACAAGCCTTATCTCAGAAAGATTCGGGTATGCTGAATATAGGTCGCTATGCGGAAGTGTCTCCCCTATTACTGGGTAATTAAAAAGCCCTTTCTCATCTAGGCGTTTTTTAAGCGGTAAGCCGCTGTCGTTGATTTCCCACTTCCAATGACCATCAGGAGCCTGGAACCACCCAGTCTCTCCCCATATGGCATCACGCGCAGCGCCAGACGCTGCCATCTTTTCGGCCTGGGCTAGCTTGTCCAGATTGGCCGTCTTCGCCATCTTCCCGGCGAACATGCCAGTCACGCCAGCCGGTGCCGTAGCCGTTCCAATCGGCAGACCCGAGAATGCAACGCTCATGGCGTCATCAGTGGCCGGGGCGTAATCGCCGCGCTGCGCCGATTGGGTGACAGTCTGGATTCTATCAGGCAGAGCCAACAGCCCCTGCCCGATGGCCTTGGCAGGCAGCGCAGCGGTGTCGAGAACGGCAAGCAGGCCGCTCTGTGCGTTCCACGGCGCTTCCGGGTTTTTGATCGCCGCTTTGCCCTTGTCCCATAGATACGGCAGCAGGCCACCGTTTACGGCTGCATTCTGCGCCGTATCAGGGCGAGAGCCGAACGACTGGTCAGGGTTGACCGGGTTGCCGTATTCGTCGGTGTATACGCCGGAAACGTCGTCTCTGTAGATTGCCATCACCGCCCCCCATCAGGCCGCAAGAACGGCTCAACACCAACCGCATGGGTCCAAGTCCCACCCGCTGCAATCTGCACCCTGGCCCGCGCAAAGCGGGTCGAGACGCGAGCCGGGGAGATGCCGTTGACGCCCGCTGCTTGCGCCGTGGTGAAGCTCACAGTGCCGCTCGACGTGTCGCGGTATCCCACCGAAGCCGTAACCGTGCCTCCGTCAACGATGGGCCGAACGCCCTGAACGAAGAGGCGCTTGCCCTGCCCGTCAAACTCGCCAGTGACCAGCGTTGCAGCCTGATTAGCCCCGGTCAGGTAGGAGAGCTTGTGCGAGGTATCGAACCCTGCCAGGGCGATTCTCCCGCCCGTCCAGATGCGCGAATCCAGCGACAGCGGCAGTGCGTCAATGGACGACGAAACAGCATCGAGCCCTTCCAGGGTGTAGCCTGTCGTCCTGGCACGCAGCAGCATTTCGCACGCGAGATCGCCATAGCTCCAACGGTTCAGAGCCCAGTTCCAGATAATGACCTTATCGGGCGTGGAGCCCGTCAAGCCGCTGGGAAAGCTCCAGATTATCAGCTTATTGATGGGGTCGGCGGTTCCGGTCACGCGGTTCAGGTAGGTCTGATCGATTGTGGCGAAGAACCACTTATCAACCCGCCCCGCTCCGATGGGCTGAGACTGCACGCCGTCGCAGACATAGAACCCGTCTTCAGCCAGATACGCCGCCAGCTTGCCGTTATTGACGATAGAGCCAGGGGCAGAGCATCCCCTCGCCCGCTCGATTTCGTCAAACCGAAAGATGGTCGGCGGACCTTCATACTGCATGCGGTAGACCGCTTGCTCCATGAAGACAAGCGCATCAACGCCACCGACAGCGCCGACAATGCCCTGAACCCAACCGCCGTTGGGCATGTCGTTGAAGTCGGATTGCGCAGCGACAGCCGAGACGCTGCCAGGGGTCGGCCAGTTGGTCGGGTCGTCGAAGCCTGACCACCAGACACGCCCCGGCTTGTACGAGTCGGTGGTGTCGTAGGTATTCCCCACAACAACGAACTCTCGCACAGTCGTCACGTACCGGGCCTTCGGGGCCGTGGCAGACAGCGCCGCAACGGTGCTGGGCAGGGTATCGAGGCGGTATTGCTTGGTGGCGGTGTTGATGTTGACCGCAATCACCCTGTCACCGTACTGGGCGAAGTTCCACCACTCGTCAGCCCCAATCGAATAGGTGGCGTCGGAAATGTCAGACCATGCCGTTGATGTGGTCTTGTACAACTTCGTGGCGTCCCCTGCGAAATTGTAAATGACTCCATCGGAAGACTTACGAGCCGAGAACGCGCCCTGGCAGCGAGCCGTAAGGGCATCAGAAACGGCGGAAAGGGTGGCTAGGGGGCCATATGACTTGTCTGTGCGGGGGTAGACGCCGGAAGCGTCAATCAGCCCCGCATTGCCGATCGCGGGCGCGTCTGGCGTCCACTCTCCGAAGGGTACGATGGTCATGGTTGCTCTCCCCCCTTCATCAACGACAGCAGACCTTGACGCTGGTATGCGTCCATAATTGCTTTCTGCTGGTCTTCTGGGGCTGACTGGTATTGCACCTCATCCGGGTTAACGCCGAACTGCTGCATAAACTGAGCCTTCCAGAGCGTGGGGTGGTCTGGCGCTTTAAGATCGTATGTACGCCCTGTCATGGTCTGCGCCTCACTCCCCCAGTGAGGAAAACCGCCGTCCTGTTCATATGCCTTGGGATAGACACCGTTCAGAACAGCGCGTCGGTAATCGTAATCGCCCTGCCCCTGCTGGGGTGGCTTTGACATTTCACCGGCAGGAATGCCCCACCTCTGCTCTGCCGAACGCTGCCATTCCCTAATCTGGGGATTAAACGTCCATTCCCGCTGGAACGCTTGTTCCTCCTCCGGCGTGGTCTGCATCGGCTGCCAAATGTCGAGAAGTCCAGGCATGATGACCTCACCAAATGACAGAGGAGCCAACCCGCCCAGAGACGGAAACATCAACCCGCGTGGTCAGCGGAGAACCGTTCCACCGTGCCCGCTCGTCAGCCTGGGACAGCCCAGCAATGGCGCGGTCATACAGCCCCATCCAAATCGGAATGCGGTCATCAGACGCGGTAAACGGGGCGGCTTCCATCAGCGTTCCGTACAGGTACAGGTCCGGGTAATTGGTCAGCAGCCAGTTGGTGGTGTTGGTGTTCGATAGGGCCGGAATCTTGGCGTAGTAGGTCAGCGAGCCGGTATAGGTCGAATCCGGCGAGGGGCCGAACTTGAAGTTGGACCCGATGATGCTGAAGTTCAGGGGCTTTCCGGCTGCGCCGCTGGCGTAGGTCGTCTCAAGATCGGTCGGGGCCAGATACTCCAGCACCACGTTGGGAGACGACGACAGGACGAAGGTCCGCGCCTCCAGAAAGTCGGTGGGCAGCGCCTCGGTGGAGGCGTCAATGGTGATAGAAGCCACCGTCTCCTGATACCGGGTGCGCAGAACCTTGTTCATGCGCGATTCGTTCAAGGCGATGAAGTCGGGAATCTGAGTGGTCAGGTCCGAACGCGCCAGATAGTCGGCGACAGCCGCCTGCAACGCGGCATAGGTATCAAGCGCCATTCGTTCCCCCTGTTACTCTGCGGCTTGCTTCTCCAGTTCCGCCTCTGCAGCCTTGTCAGACCCGTTGTTACGGGCCTTGGCATCGTCGCGGAACCGGATAGAGTCCTGATTGGTGTAGACGTATTCGCCGATGTGGCCGATGTGCTGCGAAAGCTCCTGATCGCAGAAAACGGGGATGCCCGCTTCCTTCGCCTTCATGCAGAAGTACACATCCTCACCACGCAGCCCAAGCTTGCTCTCGGTCACTTCGAACATGAAGAACGGAAGCTCAAGCAGGTCATAAACCCGCATGTCCACCAGCATGACTCCGCCGCCGAGGTGCTTGACCTCGACCAAGCTGCTGTCTCCTTCCTCAGTCCACAGCATCCCGCCGTTGTCGTTACCGAGATGGCCGGTGGGGATGCACGGCTTCTGGCGGCGCGGATAGTTCGCGCCAACGATGGGGAGGTTATGGCGCAGCAGACACTGGAGCGTGTCACGCGGGAACATCATGTCGCTGTCGAGCCAGAGGGCGTGAGTCGCGCCCCACTTCATAGCCTCGGCCACCAGACGGTGACGCACCTCGGGCAGCATCGAGCCGCCCTCGTACTTCGCGTTGGCGAAGTTGGCTACCATGTTGGCAAGCGAATGGCAGAAACCGGCCTTGACCTCCGTATGAGAGGGGATCAGGACGGCCACGCGCAAATCGTTAGCCTCGGGAATCGGGATTTCAACGATCATAGGGTGTTGATCCTTCCGTTATGCTCGACACGAAAAATCTTGTTGCTGGGGTCATTAGCCCAGCGCTTCCAGGCGGACTTGTCGTGAAACCAGCCTTCACGATAGGAGCGGTTCATAACGTCGGCGGGGATCATGGCTTCAAGCCTCATCCCGTCCGTTTTCTGCCCGCCGTAAATCTCGGTGGCGTCTTTCGCCAGTTGCGCAGTCGGCTCAACGTCGTGGATTTCCTGAATGGAAATGCTGCCGTCTGTGTCGAAGTGCATAACCTCGGCGGTGTAGCCGTAGGCGTCGAGAAGGCGCTTGCGATTGCTCATGGAAAGTTAGGGGGAGACGTTTCCGCCTCCCCCGCCCTCATTAGGTGGTGGTCAAGTCCGCAGCGATACCGTGGGCAGCCTCGTTACGCATTTCGAGGGTGCATTCCACGATCAGAGCGCGGCGCTCGGCATCGCCAACCTTAGCCAGTTCGAAGGTGGTGAACGGGCGATAGTAGGAGATGGCCGCGTACTCGGGATCGAGAACGAAGGCCGACCGCTCACGCTGGAAGCGGTTGGGGATAACCTTCAGGTCGCCGAAGTCCGAAGCATACAGCGAGGCAGCACCGAGAATCTTGGCCTCGGAGACAGCCTGACGGGCCGAAGCGCGACCAGTGAAGTCGCTGACGCGCTGCTTGTTCACCGGGCCGACCATCAGCAGGGACGGCTCTCCGCCAGCGGTGTAAACGGACTGGATCACCGACTTCAGAATGGTTTCGGTGAAGGTCCGCATGTTACCGGCAGTGGCGTCAGTAGCGGCAGCAGTAGCGGCGGTAGCGTCAGCTCCACCAGTGCCACGGCTGTCGTTGGTGGTCAGCCAGCTTTCCAGAGAGCGCAGCTTGCGAGCCGTGGTGCTGTCGCCAGCGACATAGCCCTGGTTGCCAGTGATGGTGGCTTCCATGTCGCGCTTGATTTCCTTCGAGCGCTTGGCGAGCTGGTAGGCCAGTTCATCCGAGCGACCGGCAGAGGTAGCGGCCTGCTGAGTGCCAGTGACAACCACGTCCTTCGTGAAAATCTGGCAGTAGTTCACGTTGCGGGTGGTCGGGCTGGAAGTGCTGCCGGTGATGGCATCTCCTTCCAAGCTGGCGTTGCTGGTGGAAGCCGAGGCCAGGGAATCGGTCTGCCACTCGTGCAGGACGTTCGAAGCCTTGTTCTTGCCGACAGCCGACATGAAAGGGGTATCAGCGGGGCTGATGTTGTAGATGACGTTGGACAAATCCTCGCGGTTGCCCTTGGCGGTGTAGGTGGTGAAACCACCAGTGACGAGAGCCATAATTCGTTACCTTTCAGAGAAAATCGCGGAATACAGCCGCCGCGTCTTCAACGCGCCCGGTCTGCCGCAGACGATTGACTTTGGCCTCGTGCCGCTGCTGCCCACTCGTCTTCACCGATTTCTGCTGTCCTGGCTTTTGGAACTTCGGCGCATCGGCAACCTTGCGCTCGACTTCCGGCCTCTTCGCCTGCAACTGGTCGTACAGGTACGCTTTGCGGGCGATGACGAGGGCTCGGGAATCAGCGAGAGAGCCGACTTCCTGCGGGGAATAACCAGCCTTATCAAGCAGATAGGATGCGATGGCCTTCTTCTCTGCCTGCTCGGTCTTGGCGTCTTTCCATGCGGGAATCTGGGCAAGAACCCTTTCACGCTCCTGGGCCACATGGGCCTGGAAACGCTGCTGCTGTTCCTGCTGCTGCTTTTCCGTCAACTGCTGCCGTTCGGCGTTCCACATATGGAGCGCTTGGGCGTGGTCTTCGAAAGCAGCCTTCTGCCGAAGGTATTCAACCGGGTCAGCGTCCAGCAGTTCAGCCGAAGGCGGCTGAGGGGCTGTGGACTCAAGAAACTGGGTGATCTGCTGAATGGACGCAGCATAACGCTGCCGCTCTGCGGCGACTTCGGACTTGTGCGCCTCGATAGCTTTACGCTCTTCGGCGACAGCCTGGGTCTTCCGCGTGTAGTCCGCTTCTCTCTGATAGCCTCTGATCAGCTCGGACTCGTCAACCTCAACCGACTTGCCGTCAACCTTGACGGTGTACTTACGGGTCTGGGTCGAACCATCTTCGCCATCGTCATCAGCGGATTCGG